ACCAATCTTTTGCAAATGGCTTTGACCAAGGGGGGGTGTATGAATAAGATAGAAATAAGATATAAAAAAGTTGAGGATTTAATTCCTTATGTTAATAATTCAAGAACGCATAGCGATGAACAGGTTTCTCAAATTGCTTCTAGCATGAAAGAGTTTGGTTGGACTAACCCAATTTTGCTTGATGGTGAAAATGGAATCATAGCTGGTCATGGTAGATTGATGGCGGCTAGAAAATTAAACCAAACCGAAGTGCCAACAATAGAACTAGCTGGATTAACCGATATACAAAAAAAGGCTTACATTATTGCAGACAATAAACTTGCTTTAAATGCTGGTTGGAATGATGAAATATTAAAACTTGAAATAGCAGAGCTAAAAAATGCAGGATTTGATCTTGGTCTTACAGGATTTAATATTGATGAGCTAAAAGCCTTTGATCCTATTATAGAAGGTTTAGTTGATGAAGATCAAATTCCTGATGTGCCTGAAGAACCTAAAACTAAACTTGGTGATATATATAAGCTAGGCAATCATAGATTAATGTGCGGTGATTCGACTAGCGTTGATGCTATTGATAAATTAATGAATGGTGATAAAGCTGATGTAGTATTTACTGATCCACCTTATGGAATGTTTTTAGATGCAGACTTTTCTAAAATGGGTGGCGCTGGATCAATGACTAATAAATCAGGAAATAAATATGATAAAGTTATTGGTGATAATAATGACTTTACTCCAGCATTAATTAATACTGTATTTGCTTCATTTGGATACTGTAAAGAAATATTTTTATGGGGCGCTGATTACTATGCTGAACTTCTACCAAATAAAAATGAAGGATCATGGGTGGTATGGGATAAAAGATTAGATGAATCAGCAGATAAAATGTATGGATCAACTTTTGAATTATGTTGGTCTAAAGCTAAACACAAACGAATGATGGCAAGAGTTAAATGGGCTGGTATATTTGGCATGTCTAAAGAGCATGATAAAAAAAGAGTTCATCCAACTCAAAAGCCTGTTGAATTAGTTGCTTGGTTTTTTGATTATTTTAGCCTTAAAGATAAAAAAAATGTAGTTGATTTATATGGCGGATCAGGTAGCACTCTTATTGCATCAGAAAAGGTTGGCAAACATTCTTATGTTATGGAACTTGATCCTAAATATTGTGATGTTATTGTTAAGCGATGGGAAGATTTTACAGGACAAAAAGCGGAGTTATTAAGTGAATAGAAAACCTATAGAGCTTCATTTAATTAATGGCACAACTCCCGAACATGATGCCATTGTATTGCCTGAATCTTTAAGGCAAAGAATACCTGCCGCAGAATGGATGGACAATCCTTCCGCATGGAATAAAGCACTTTTTGTTATAGAAACTTCTGATTATCTTTTTGATGTTTATGGAATAGGATCAGCTCAAGACAAGCATACTTTAACCATGCTTGCAGATCAAATTGACCTTTATATCCAATGTGGAATAGGTATAGAAAAAAATGGGATTGTTACTGTATTTAATGACGGCAAAACAATTGGACCTAATCCTTTTATAACTATTAGAAACAATACTCTTAAACTAATCATTCAATTAATGAATGAATTGGGTTTAACGCCTAGAAGCAGATTAGGTAAAGTTGGATCGTTGCCAGCATCTACCATTAATTCTTTAATGCTAGGACCACAAGTTAAGAGATGAATTATTTAACGGGTGTTCAATATGCTCAAGATGTAGTTAAGGGCAATATTGAAGTTTGCAATAATATAAAATTAGCATGTCAGCGTTTTCTAAATTTTATGGAAGACAAGCATTGGGAATATGAGTTCTTTCCTGAATATGTCGAGCATGTATTAAATTTTGTAGCAATTCTTGTTCACACCAAAGGTCCTGATGCTGGTAAACAAATTGTATTAGAGCCTTTTCAAATTTTTCTTATTTGTGGCATATATGGATTTCGCCATAAAAAAGATCATACAAAAAGAATGACCACCGATGTCATTGTTTTTATTCCTCGCAAAGCTGGCAAATCAACTCTTACTGCAATTATAGGTTTATATGAATTAGCATTTAACGAAGCTGGAGCGGAAGTGTTTACCCTTGCTACTAATCGAGAACAGGCATCTATTGTATTTGATGCGGCTCGTTCAATGATTGAAAATATGCCAGCAGAAATTAAAGCATGGTATCGAGTAAGCAAATATGAAATTGGTAAAGCTAATGACAGTCAAACTATGTTCCGCGCTTTATCCCGCGACAATAAAAAGTCAGGCGATGGTAAGAATGCTAGTTGCGCTATTATAGATGAAGCCGCACAGATTATAGACCGCAATAGTATTGAAGTTATATTTTCAGGCATGGTTGCCCGAAAAAATCCATTAAGAATTTATATAACAACTGCAAGTTTTACTAAAGACACAAAGTTTTTTGAAGACTTAACTGCATTTGAAACAATGTTAAATGGTGATGCGCCTGACAATCCTCATTGGTTTGGTTTGTTATATGGACTTGATCCACAAGATAATTGGAAAGATGAATCAACTTGGGCTAAAGCTAACCCAATGCACGGCATATCTGTTTATCAAGAAGCCATTAAAGAGCGATGCGAACAAGCTAAATTTAAGCCAGCGGCTCTTAATGAATTTCTTTGCAAAACTCTTAATGTTTATGTATCCGCTAACACTGCCTGGATTGATCGCGACTATTGGGATAAATCTACAGGCGAAGATAAACCTGAACCTGAAGAAGTATTTATTGGCTTTGACTTGGCGGCAACTCGCGACTTAAATGCAGTTTGCACCTTAAAGCGATATGCTTCCGAGGATTATTATGCTGAATTCAAATTCTTTTTGCCTGAAGAAGCGTTATCCTTGATTCCAAGTCATTATCGTGGTATATTTGACCAAGCCGTTCAATCTGAAATATTGCATATCACAGAAGGCAATGTTATGGATGATCGCGAGATTTCTGAATATATAAAACAACAAGCTACTTTATACAATGTTAAAGAAGTAGGTTATGACGCTTACAATGCGGCTTCTTTAGTTGCTCGACTACATGATAATAGCATTCCTGTAAAAAAGGTTGGACAGGGCATGGCTGTTTTAAATAACCCATCCAAGCATGTTGAAAAACTTATTATGCAAAATGCTATTAAACACAATGGCAATCCATTTGTAGGTTGGCAATTAAGTAATTGTGAAGTTTATACCGATGTTAATGGCAATATTAAGATTCGCAAGAATGAAGCAGATAAGTCAGCAAAAGTAGATGGTATAATAGCGCTCATCATTGCGATGCACTGCTCATTAGATCATCCATTAGTTTCTACATCTTTTGGATTTAGAAGCATATAAAGGAAAAACATGGCTATATTAGATATATTCAAAAGAAAACCAAATCAAAACGCGCAAGAAAGTAATTCACTTTTTGGAAATACCGCCCTTGGTAATAACATACTTCGTAATGTTAAATCCCAGGGAGTTCAATCTTCTAATCAACTTTTATATGTAACAACATCATCTGTCAATGCTGCTGGTCGAGTATTGGATATGTCCACACTATCCCGTAACTCCACTGTTATGGCTTGTGTAAATGCTAAAGCTCGCGCATTAGCTCAATTGCCTATTAAAATTATGGCTTATAGCGCTGATGGAAAAATGGTTGATGCAATTACCGATCCAAATGTTTCAACTCGCGACAAAGCTAAAGCCAAAGCAGTTTATAATTTATTAAATAATCCAAATAATTATCAATCATCATACGAGTTTTGGTATCAATGGTCTATGTGGTATGACCTATCAGGCGAAACATTTACCGCTTTATGGCGCAAAGAGCAATCAAACTCTACGCTAACACCTATGGAAATGTATCTTTTGGATTCAACTTTAATAACCGCTCAAATCACACCTACTCGTTATCCTACTTATAGATTATCGACTAGCACATACGGATTTAATAAAGATGAACCATTAGATTATTTCCAAGTTATTCATGCAAGTGAAATGGCTTGGCAAGGTAGTTCCGGTTTTAACAAAGGTATTCTAGCAACAGAATTAATATCATTAGATCAAGACATTGATTTATATGCTAATTTTATTATGCTTAATGGTGCTAAACCTTCAGGCATGTTTGTTACAGATCAAGTTATTCCTGACGCTAAATTTAAAGAAATTGCCGCAAGACTTAAAGAAGCTTGGACATCTTTAACAGGTTCTCGCTCTACTGACTTATCTAAACCAGGTCAAGGCATGTTATTAGATAATGGCATGAAATATATGCCGTTAAATATGCTTACCCTTCAAGATGCAGATGCTAGAGAATTAAAAAATCAAACTATGAAGCGAATTTGTGGTTTATTTGGAGTTCCGCCTGCAATGCTTGGTATTGCTGATATGAAATACAATAACACACAAACAATGCTTGATGAATTTTACAAATCAACAATGTGTCCGCTAATTACTAATATTGAACAGAAGTTTAAAACTTCTCTGCTAAATGGTTATCCAAACCTCTGCATTAAATTTCAAACTGAAGATTTTTTAAAGGGCGCGCCCCTAGATCAAATGAATTACGCTGTAGCGGGTGTTAATAGTGGTATAATGACACCTAATGAAGCGCGAGAATACCTTAACAAGCAAAACTTGGAAGGCGCAAACGAATTAAAAGATACATCAAAACAAGTTAAACCAATTTCAGGAACTTCACCAACCGATACAGGTGGGGGCGGAAATACCTCTACTATTAATCGCACAGGTCAAGCCGGTAAAGCTTAATGACATTAAAAGAGTTACTTGACAAATTAACCCAACAGGCTAAAAAGAGAAAACCTCAACCTGTTAAAACCAACGGAATGAAAGAAAAGGGAGTGCCAATTCATGACTGATATAAAATTTCTATTTGAATCAAAAGTTGCTTTAGGCGTTAAAAACGACGAAGCTCAAGGCGGTAGCGGACAAATTCAAGCTACTGTAACGACATGGGGCGCTCGCGAAGGTGCTGATGGTCGTAAATTCAATTATCAACCTGAAGGCTTTGCTCAATGGGCTGATGAATTTGCTAAATCAGGCAAACCGCTTCCAATGTTTTTTCAACACAATGATATGTCTATGCCGGTTGGCGAATGGACTTCATTTGAGTTTACTGACAATGGAATGGATGCTACAGGCAGACTTTATACAAACACAACTGCTGGAAAAGACCTATATACAATCATGAAAGAAAGTCCAGCTATGGTTGGCGGTGTTTCTGTTGGTGCTTATGCTGACGAATATTCAATGGTTGATGAAGATGGTATGGATGTAGGCGCTGATGAAGATGGTTTTTTCCAAATTAAAAAAGGCGGATTAAAAGAAGTGTCTATTGTTATGAATCCAAACAATCTTGAGTGTAATGTTTCCAAATTAGAATGCTTTAGAGCTGATGGCTCTTTAGATTTAAAACTAATCGAGAAGGCATTGCGTGATGCAAAACTTTCAAGAAAAGATGCGACCACTGCGTCTTCAATTTTCAAACAAATTATAGAAACTCGTGATGAGCCTATTATTGTTTCTGAAAAAGCACCTAGTCAGAGTGATGCTGATGCGGTGGTAGATGAGCAAAAAATTCTTAATGCTTTTGCTGAAAGAGAATTGCTCAAAATTTTAAACAATCGTCTTAAAGGATAAATCATGTCAGACAAAATTATCGAAAAGTTAGACGCTATTGAAGCAAAACAAGTTGAAGCTGTGGAAGCAGTTAAAACTGATGTTGATGCTAAATTAGCTGAAGCGCAAAAAGTCTTTGATGAAAAAGCAATTTCATTTGAAGAAAAAGTAGCACAATTAGAAGCTAAAGTTGCTTCTATTCAATCTGCTCCATTAGTTAAAACTTACAAAACTATCGCTCAAGAAGTTAATCGTTCAGTTAAAGAACAATTAAAATCTTTTGTTGAAAAAAATGGTAAGTCAGAAAAAGAATTAAAAATGTGGGAAGATGCTGGTCAATATGAAGCATACATGAAGGAAGCTTCAGCATTAACAGGTTCAGGCGCTGGTGTTGGTGGTAGAACAGCTTATGATCCTGTATTTGTTGCACTTCGTTTAGCAAATCCTATGCGTGGTTGTTCAAGAGCTGTTGCAACTGATGGCGCAACATATCAATTCCGCGCTAAAACAGGTGATGCTGGTGCTGCTTGGGGCTATGCAATTCAAAACAATGGTTCAGCTACAACAGAATCAACTAACATTTGGCAATTAACATTGCAAGATTTGAATGTTCAATTTCCAATCAGAACTGCTGCGCTTGATGATATTGATGGTTTAGAATCAAATGTTGTTTCAGATATGCTGCTCGAATTTTCGCAACAAGAAGGTTTGAGTATGATTCAAAACAACGACCAAGGTGCGACTTCACTTCCTTATGGTGGTTCTAATGGTCTTCGTGGTCTTAATCAGTATGCTGGTGCTAACGCTTCTTATACAGGTGGCACAACATCAGTTGCAGCTTATGGCACTTCAGGCACAGGTTCTACTTCAGGCTTGCATTCATTAGCTACATACGATCAATTAACATCTAACACAAACTCTGTAACTACAAACAATGTAACTTACAAAGATGTTGTTAATTTAATCTATGCTTTACCACAAGAATATTGGACACCAACAACTAAATTTGTTATCAATCCTGTAATGTTAGGTGCGATTCGCGGTTTAGTAGATACAAATGGTCGCCCAATCTATGTTGATGGTTTAGCTCGTGAAGATGGTATTGTTGGCACATTACTTGGTTTTGATGTAGTGGTTAATAAATATCTTGACACACCTAACCAATTAGCGACAGGCGCTGCTGGAACAACTCCTAAATATCCAATGTATTTTGGTGATTGGAATCGTTTCCATGCAATCGTTGATCGTTTAAATATGGTTATGCGTCGTTATGATCAAACTTTACCAGGCTCAATCACATTCTATGGTGAAAAGCGTTTGGCAACTTCAGTAGTGAACCCATTTGCTGGTGTTCGTTACAGATCAACAGTAACAGCTAATAGCTAGTAGTTAGTAATAAATGTATGGCAAAAGGGCGGTTTAATCGCTGCCCTTTTTTTTAATCAATTAGGAACAGACCATGAATACAACTGAAAAAATTTTAGATGGCATCAAACAGACGCTTGAAACAGGAAAAAAAATCACTATTGATTTAAGTGAAGCTTCTACCCTAACAGGCAGCGGTGATGGTGTAGGTGGTCGCACCTACTTTGATGATGCTTTTGCAGCATTACGATATGCAAATCCTTTCAGACAAGGATCAAGACAAATTAAAGCAAGCGGTTCATCTGTGCAATTTGTGGCAAAAACAGGTAACGCAGCTAACAGCACAAACCCTTGGCTTTATGCAATAACACCAAATTCAGGTTCACCAAATATTGCAACATCTACTTGGCGACTACCAACAAGAGTTATAACAGCTCAATTGCCTATTAGAATGGCGGCAATGGATGATATTAATTATTTAAATGAAACTTTAGTAGAAGACCTTATGTATGAGTTTTCACAACTTGAAGCGCAAAGTATGTCCACTAACAACGATCAATCAGGATCATCAACAACATCAACAGGTGCTGTTAATGGTTTAAGAGGTCTTGTAGGAACATACTTAACAAGCACTTCAGCGGCTTCTTACGGCAGTTCAGGCAATGCTATAACGGATGGTATTCATACCATTAAATCAATCAGCCATAGTGATACTGTGCCGGATTATGACATGTTAGCTGATATTGCTAATGCTTTACCTAGTCAATATTGGTCAAGCCCTACAACAGCTTGGCATATTCATCCAACACTTATTCAAACATTAAGAAAATTAAGAACATCAGGAACATCAAATGGTTTATTAGAAACAGGCGATGATGATGGTGGTGCAGCAGTTCATATCTTTGGTTTTCCTGTAATTCCTAATCCTTATTTAGAAGCTCCAGGAACAACGGGTAATTGTGCTTTAATTTTAGCTGATTGGAATAGATTTTTAACTATTGCTGATGTTGAAGAAATGACTATTCAAGCTATGGAACAAACTACTCCAGGCTTTGTTACTCTTTATGCTGAAAAGCGTTTAGTTTCAACTATTCGTGATCCATTTGCTGGTATTCAATTAATAGGAACATAATATGGCAGATACATTAGGGCAAGTTGCTTTTGGCTCTACTCGCAATCCGTTTAACTATGATAAAGTTGAACAGATTTCAAGAGATACAACTACTGCATGGATTACAACTACTGAAATTGACAATCAACTAAATTTATTTGGTGATACTTCACAAAATACATTTTTAGCTGGGTTAGAGCTTTCAGTAAGAATGGCAATTGAAGATTATCTTGGTATGTCTATTTTTGCTCAATCTTATAGAGTTTATTATGCTACCGATTCATTGTATGCAACCCCTGTATGTTTAGATTTGCCCGAAATATCACAAGGATCAACATTAACCAATGGTGTAACTATTGATAGTGTTAAATATTACGATGGAAACACTCCAAGCGCTTTACAGACATTAACAAGTGGTTCTAGTAATTATTATTATGATGTAACCGGCAATAAAGTTATTTTAGTTAATGGTATTCCATCTAATATTAGTCAAAACAGAACTGCACCTATTATTGTGGAATATACATTATCTGCAAATGCTTTAGCTTCTTATCCTGTAATTAAACAAGCGGGATTATTGTTGCTAACTCATTTATATAATAATAGAAGTGAAACTGTGCAAGGTGGATTGCAAAATATTCCTTATGGTGTAGATGCTTTATTAAGACCTTACAAACCTTTGGTGATGTAAATGGCAATTAAACGCTTTGAAAATGTTGATGTTAATACTTTAACTTTTAGCACAAATAGTTATGGTGAAAATGTAACAACAATAACAAAGAAATTTACAGGAAGACCATTAGTGTCATCTGTTAAAAATTCTTTGCAGATAACATCAGATACGCGAATTTACCAGGATTTAATTAACTTTAAGTTCCAATATACGCCATGGATTCAAGATATTGTTATTAATCAAAACTTATATTCATTTACTTGGCGCACACAAGATTGGCGTATAACAAATGCAATAGAAGCTGATGATAAAATGAGTGTAACTATTCTTTGTTATCGTTCTGATCCTGTTACAAAGGTTTAATAAATGGCTACACAACAAAATGTTACACAGTATGCACAGGCTATACAGGCTCAATTGACTAGCATTGCAAGCCCAATTCCTGTATATTCTAACTTTAACAGAAACTATGCAACAGAGCAAAAATTTATAATTTGGCACTTAAGAAATGTTCATCAACCTGTATATACAGGTGTGAATCAAAACAATAAAGGTATTGATAGACCTATTTTTCAAATTAGTGTCTTTAGTGTTTATATGGATGATGGATTAACTATTGCTAATACAATCATTCAAGCATTACATGGTTATAATGGATTATTTGGTGGCTCAACTTATGGCTTTCAAATATCTAAAGCAGATGTTCAGTTTTTGTATCATGGATATGATAATACCACTGCAATTCATCAAGTGTTTATGGATTGCACATTAGATATACCAACATAAGATTTATTAATTTTAATTTAAGGATTTAATTATGCCATTACCAACCAAAGTTTTACCAGGGTTTAGCGCTACGCTATATGCGCAACCAACCACAACGCCCACTGTTTTAACAAATGCACAATTAGCAACTTTAGCAAATGTAGCGGCTATTGCTGTAACAGGCAATGTTGTGAATGTTGAAGCTATCCCAGCATTTGGTCAGGATGATGCTGTGGCTAGTTTTACTGTTGCCGGATCAAGACAGTCAGACAAAATTCCAACTCAATCAGCTCCAACATCATTAACTATTACGGCTGCTTGGAATCCTTCAGATACAGTTTTATTATTGCTTCGTGGCGATGCTTATACAGGCACAATAGACAGAACATTTGTTATTTCTGCAACTGACGGCACAGGCACAGTTTACTATGCTTTTAATGGTAGAGTAGCAGAATGGAAGATTGATGCTCAACCGGGTGCTGAAGCAAAAGCAGTTTTTACTATTCACCCAAGAGGCAACCAATATGGTTGGTCTAATACAGCTTAATAATTAACGAAGGAGTATTAAAATGGCTTTACCAAATAAAATTTTACCAGGGTTTAGTGCCTCAATGTGGATGCAAACAGGCACAACACCAACACCATTAACAGTAGCAAATTTATCTGTATGGACAGCTCAAGTAGCAACGATTGTAGGAACAGCAGCTAACGGAACAGGCGCAAGCGGAACTGCATTAAATGTAGAAGCAATTCCAGCGTTTGGTCAAGATGATGCAGTAGCTTCTTATGGTGTAGCGGGTTCAAGACAAAGTGATAAAATACCTACACAATCAGCCCCTACAAGCTTAACAATTACAGCGCCATGGAATCCTAGTGATGCAGCATTGTTATTGATTCGTGGTGATGCTTATAACGGAACTATTGACAGAACTTTTGTAATTGCAGCAACAGACGCAGCTACAACTATTGCATACGCATTTAATGGTCGTGTAAGTGAATTTAAAATTGATGCAGCTCCAGGCGCAGAAGCTAAAGCTGTATTTACAGTTCATCCTCGCGGAAATCAATATGGTTGGTCTAATACTTAAGGAATTAATATGAAATTATCCGAAGCTATTGATACATTAACATCTACATACCAAAGCCTTGATGCTGTAGCATTGGGGCTTCCTGTAGATGCTAAAGAAGTGCAAGCAGCATTAGCAAAAGCAAAACCTGATACAGCTGAATTTGTAGCATTAACTGTGTTAGCAAAATACAATCCTTTAATCCAAGAAATTAAAACAAAAGAGATTACAAATGACAACACAGATCAACTCAAATAATGATTTATTAAATTATCTAGTAACTCAATCCAATTCAGGTCAAAAGAATTGGTTTGGCTTTGCTCAACAACGACTTACGGGAATAACTTTAGCTCATGAGATTGCAAAAAATCATGCGGATAAACTTACACCTGAAGAAGCTGTTGATTATGCTGTAAAACTTAATAATGCTATTTATCAAAAAATTATTAAGGCTGATTAATGCAGAATACATTTGAAGTTAAAGGTTTAAAGGAAACTTTAAAAATCTTTGACGATTTAAGAGATGAAATTGGTGATGCTAGAAAGTCTAGCAATATTTTAGTTAAAACTGTTAAAGAAGCTATGAAACCTGTGTTAAGCATGGCTCAATCTTTAACAGCATCTCATAGTCAAACAGGGTTATTGCATGATTCATTAACTATTGTTGGCAGACGACCAACAAACAAAGATAAAACTTCAAGATATGTTAATGCCAATGATGCTGCAATTGCTATGGTTACTACAAAGCCAATTCCTAGAAGTTTAAAAAAGGAAGGCTTTAAACAATTTGGTCATTTAAGAGGTTCTGAACTTAAAAAAGCAAAGAAAACTTTTTATGAATCTGCCGGTGTATTTTATGATGCTAGAGCTATTGCAAGTGAATTTGGAACTAAAAATAGACCAGCTCATCCTTATTTAAGAGTTTCATTGGAAAGCCAACAACAACAAGTATCTGATTCGGTAGCAAGAATTTTACAACAATATATAGAAAAATTTAAATCACTATAACATAGGAGTATTACATGAATAAATTAGGTCAGTTACTAGGCAATGAATATGAGCAGCATAAAGAATCTATTTTAACAAGAGATTTTACTTATAAAGGCATGTCTTTAAAAGTAAGAATTCCAAGTGTAGCAAAAATGGAATCTATTTATAATGAATTTAAGAATCCAAATAAAGATGCAATTGAAGTTATATACAAAGAATTAACAGATAAGTTAATTATTAATCCTGAAGATAAAGTAGAAAAAACTGATAACGATATAATTATAGATGGCAGATCACAAAGAGAATCTGCTAAAAATACTTATTTAACAAGATTTAGAATTTTAGAATACTTTAAATTTTTAGTTGCTCAAGAAGGTCAAGATATTAATACTTTAACTTATGAAGACATTAATATCAGCATTCCTTCTTTGACTATTCAAATGGAATTTGTTGATAAAATTAATGAAGTTATTTTACCAAATTATGAAGATATAAAGTCAAAGTAACAGGCTCGTTAAGAACCCAGGTGCGTTGTGCAATGGTTTTTAACGGGCATACAATACAAGATATTGACGCATTAGATGAAACTACAATGAATGAAATTATTGTAATGTATTCCGATGGTGTATTAGGTAATAATAAAAATTTGGTAACAATGGGAACTCTTACATCAGGCGTATTTAATTATATGCGACCACCAAATTCAAAATCTTATACATTAAAAGAAATGCTTGGAAGTGCTTACAATTATATTTATCGTGAAGAAGCTAGTTTGCCTAATGAATCATTATTGGCTTTCATAAGTCAAGCGCCTGGATTTAATATTGACAAATTTAAAGGTAAAGAATAATGGCAATTATTTCAAGATTAGCGGTTTTACTTGGACTTGATGCGGGTGAATTTAACGCTGGACTAGGAAAAGCCAAAGCTGGAATAACTGAATTTACACAATCAACATTAGGCGCAAAGCTTGGTGTTGCTGCTTTAGCTATTGGATTTGCTGAATTTGCTAGGTCAGCGGTGCAATATGCAGATCAGATTTCAGATGTAGCAAAAGCTAATGATATGGCTGTTGGAACTGTTTTAGCACTAAATGAAGCCATGGTAGAAAATGGTGGTAATGCAGAAGCCGCTAGTCGTATGATGTCAGGCTTTAGTAAACAAGTTGAAGCTGCCGCTTCAGGCACAGATAAAACCCGCGAAACATTTCAAAAGCTTGGAGTATCACTTCAAGACCTTAAAAAACTTTCTGTTGATGATCTACTTATAAAGACTTTAAAAGGTTTAAATGACATTCAAGATTCAGCTACTCGAAATGCTAAAGCTATGGAATTGTTTGGTAAATCCATTAAAGGCGTAGATATTAAGGGATTTTATAATGATTTAATAGAAGGCAAAGATAAAAACAAAGAAGCAGAGCAATCTTTTATGGAAACTAAAGCTGTTATGGATGCTTTATCAGCAACCATGATGCAAGCTAAAGTTGATTTTATAGAAACATTTGCACCGGCAATTGAAAGTTTAACTAAAATATTTTTAGATTTAGCATACGCAATTCATTCTGCATTTAGAGCAGGTAAGGATTTATTAACTTTAAATTTTAAAGATTTAAAAACTTATGATTTTGCTGGTGTGCAATTTGAAAAAGATTTAAATGCTAGATTTGAAAAAGCTCGATTGGCTTCGCTTGCTGCTCAAAAAACACAATTTGGCGGTCGAGAAGTCAGTGCTTTAGGTGATGAAGGAAAAAGACAAACTGAAGAATTACAAAAGCAAATACTTACTTTTAATCAAGAAGCAAAAGCTGTTGGAGAGGTTAAATCTGAATACGAAAAATTAACTGCTCAATTTAATCTTGGTGGTAAATATGCTAAAGCTTCTAACAAGGACAAATATGATGCCGCTGTAGCTGCTTATAAATTAGATGAAATGCACCAGCAAGAGCAAACTAAAAATGAAATAAAAATATATGACACAGAAATAGAGCGTTTACAGTTACAAGCAGACATGGCTGGGTTTAGTGATATTGAGCAAAAAAAATTAATGGCTCAATTAGATTTGCATATTAAATTAAATGATGAAGTTAAAAAGCAAATTATTAGCCAAGAACAAGCAGATCAAATATATAGCTCATTTACAAAAATGCAAAAACAACAAGATATGACTTTGCAAGCTCAACAAACATTTTCTGCTGGTTGGAGCAAAGCTTATAATGATTGGGTTGAAAAATCTAAAGATGCAGCTGCATTAGGTAAACAAGCTTTTGAAGGTATGGTTCAAACTATGTCTTCTGCTTTAGATGAATTTGTTAAAACAGGCAAATTAAACTTTAAATCATTAATTTCAGACATGATTCAACAATTAATTAGATTACAACTTCAAGCTCAATTGTCAGGCATTTTAGGTATGATTGGTAAATCTTTTGGATTTGGAGGCGGAGGCGGAGGCACAAGTGTTCCTATAGATTTTTCATTATTTACACCTAAAGCTGATGGCGGTTCTTTTGGTGGTAATCAGCCTTTATTAGTTGGTGAGAATGGTCCTGAACTTATGATTCCAAATCAATCAGGTGTAGTTGTTCCAAACAATTCTTTATCGTCAATGATGGGAAGCCAACCTCAAATAGTATATAATGGTCCATATATTGCAAATATGAGTGCTATTGACACTCAAAGTTCTGTGCAGTTTTTAGCAAAAAATAAACAAGCGGTATGGGCTGCAAATCAATCAGCAACTAGATCATTACCGCAATCGAGATAATATATGGCTAATTTAAACAACATACTTGCAATAGCTGAATCAGTAGGAATCAATGACCAAAAATTTGTTGGTCAAATGATTAGTCGTAATCAACGCATATCCGCTTCTGAAATCTTAACTGTTCAACCTTTTGCTTTTGATATTAAACCAATGAATTATTTGCTTTATAGTCAAAACAGAAATCTATTGTCAGCCCTTCGTGTAGCAGACAAATCAACCGAACAATACTTAAACTTTGGCACAACAGGCTGGACAAACTATATTAATTATCAAGGTGATATGACATCAGGTCAAATTTCATCTTGTCAATATCAAACATCATCAGCAAATAAAAATATTGTATTAGGTGCATTACCATCAATATCATCTACCGCTTACATTGTAAAGACAGGCGATTTTTTACAAATTAATAGATATTCATATATAGCAACCGCAGATGTTCAAAGAGGAATTGATACAACTGTTGTAATTCCTGTTCACAGAACAATTTTAAATACTTTAGCAAGCCCTGTATCAGCAGTTATTGGTCAATATGGAACAACTGTATCAATGGGCGGAACAGCTTATACAGGCGTTACATTTCCAATTTTATTAAGAGATTATCCAACCTATACTTTAGTGCCTATGACTAATGATTCATTTATTAATTGGTCGGGAACATTTAAAGCGTTTGAAAATGTATTAACTTAACACAAGGACAATATTATGGCATTACCTATTTCAATTACATACACATTTGCTACTGCGACAGGCGCTATACCTTTGTCGCAATTAGACACAAATTTTAGTTTAATAACATCTACAATTAATGGAATAGGTGATGGAACAACCGCATTAACAACTCCAGCAATTGGCGCAGCCACAGGCACAAGTTTGTCTTTAACTAATGCGCTTACAATTGCTAATGGCGGAACAGGACAAACAACTAAAACTAATGCTTTTGATGCTTTATCGCCAACAACAACAAAAGGCGATGCAATTTTTTATGATGGAACGGACAATGTAAGACTTCCTGTTGGCACTAATACTTTTGTTTTAACTGCTGATTCAACAACAGCAACAGGCGTTAAATGGGCTGCGCCAGCTACATCAGGAACAGTTACAAGCGTTGCACAATCGTTTACAGGCGGATTAATTTCAGTAAGCGGATCACCAATTACATCTTCAGGAACATTAGCATTAACTGTTGCTGGAACATCAGGCGGAATCCCTTATTTTTCAGGCGCATCAACTTGGGCTTCATCTGCTGTATTAGCGTCTAACGCATTAATGGTTGGCGGTGGTGCTGGTGTAGCGCCATCAACAGTAACCACAGGCACAGGCGTTGTTACAGCTTTAGGCGTTAATACAGGAACAGCTGGTGCGTTTGTAGTCAATGGTGGCGCATTAGGAACGCCAAGTAGTGGCACAGTTACCAATTTAACAGGCACAGCATCAATTAACATTAATGGAACTGTAGGCGCTACTACAGCTTCTACAGGAACATTTACTCAATTAACAGTTAATGGTGCAAACTTAAATACAGCTATATCACCAACAGGCACAAGCACAGTAACAATTTCACCAGCTGGAGCTTTAACAGAAGGAACTGCTGGTGTAACACATAATTTATTAGGCAATGTTACTGCAACAACATCTAATCAAACTATTGCATTAAGCCCTACAGGAACAGGCACAGTAGCAATAAGCCCTGTCGGTGCATTAACAATTAACCCAACAGCCGCATCAACTATTAACAATGCTTCTATTGGTCAAACAACGCCTCTTGCTGGATCATTTACAGCATTATCAGCAACATCTAATGCTGTTACATCAGTATTGGCTGCAACAAGCGGTTTAACAGCTAATACATCCGTTGCTTCAACACTTACATATACAACAGGCGGTATTACTTTAGCAACTCAAACTGCGGCAGCTGGTTCAGTATGGCGCGTTAGAGCTTATGGTCAGTTTGTAGCGGCAACATCAGCAACAGCTCGAAATGCTCAAATTGCTTGTTTTTGGGGAACAACTCAATTAACAGCAATTACTCCAGCGGTTGTTATATCAGTAGCTCAAACAACGGGTTGGGTGGTTGAATTTGAATTAACTGCAACATCAACAACTGCTATTTGGACAACGGGTATATTAACAGGCAGAATTTCATCTGCAACAACATCAGATAATTATATGGCAACAGCAGCTTCAACAACTGTAACTGCTGGCGCACAAACATTAGATTTAAGAGTATCAAGCTCTGTGGTTGTAGCTGGCGATTCATGGACTGTTCAACAAGTTACAATGGAAAGAATTAAATAATTGAATCCAATTTATTTTTATGCAACGGACATAACTTGGGTAAATAATTCAAGTAATCCTGTTGCGTGGACTAATTCAAGCGTTCAGGTTGTAGATTGGACATCGCAAGCGCAAACTAATATTATTAGAATGGCTGATTTTGTTAGAGTTACAACACCGACAGCCACTTATAGATTTGCAACAACACCAAAAGCCATTACAGTTTCTGCGGTTGATAGTCAGCCATTTGATGCTGTAGGTTCGTTAGTTAAAATTGGTGACGCTGCAAGAGATATTAAATCAACATCTAACGAAACATCTGTTACATTGGTTGGATTAGATACAGCTTTGCTTGGCTGGGTATTAAGTCAAAATGTAAAAGGCTCTTTAATTGAAATGTGGCACGGATTTTTTGATGCTGATAACAACCTTATTGTATCAGGCGGAACAGGAGGTCTTTATAAATTTTTTACAGGATATATAAATTCATTTTCTATATCAGAACAATGGATGGAAGAAATTCGTCAATTTGTTGGAACAATTGTTGTAAGCGCTGCTTCTATTCAAATTATTTTACAAAACAGAACTGCTGGCAGATATACCAATAACAATGCTTGGCAATTTTTTAACGCTGGCGATACATCAATGAATCGTATTTCATACATACAAACTATTAATTACTCTTTTGGAAAAACTGCTTAATTTAATTTATTAATAAATATGACAATAGAATATAAGGTAGCAACAGGCAAAGAATGTTTTGATGACATATCCAAAATGTTTGAAAGTCATTATGAAGAATTATCTGTAACTAAAGGTTACAAATTAAATCCCGATTATGATTTTTATTGGGAAGCTGATAAAAGAAAAATATTAAAAATAATTTTATGTAAACAAGAAGATGAAATTATTGGTTACATTATTTATTTTATTGGATTAAATTTACATTACAAAGATTGTTTATTAGCAACTGAAGACATTTATTATTTAAAGCCTGAATACAGAAAAGGTCTTATTGGACCAAGAATGTTTGTATTTGCAGAAAAATATTTAAAATCAATTGGTGTAAATATGATTAGGTATAGCACAAAAACGCATTTAGATAATTCAAGGTTATTTGAATTTTTAGGATGCAAATTTGTAGAGAAAGTTTATGTTAAAACATTGGACAAACAATAATGATTTTTGTAATTAACTTTTTATTATTTTTCTTAATTTCAAATGAAGCTCAATCTGGCGGAATGTTATTGGTTGCAGCTGGCGTATTTGAAGCTGGAAGTTGGGCTGCAGCTGTTGTTGGATTTGCTATTAACATGGTTGCTTCGTCAATTATATCAAGTATATTTGCGCCTGATACACCTAATACAAATCAGCAAGCGCAGCCAAATCCTGGCAATCCTCAACAAATTCCACCAGCTGGAAATAATAAACTTCCTGTAGTTTACGGAACAGGATATGTTGGCGGTGTTATTACTGATTTATCTATTACATCAGACAATCAAACTCTTTATTGGGTTTTTTCATTATCAGAAGTAACAAATACAGAAACGGGCGGAACACCTGATACATTTAGTTTTGGTAACATTTATTGGGGTGGAAAGCTTTGTATATTTGATACATCAGATTTAACTAATGTTACAGGATTAAAAGACGAATCAACAGGCGTTGTTCAAGACATTAATGGTTACATGAACATTTATCTTTATAAAAATGGTTCAAATCAGCCTGTAAATACTACATCAACAGCTATTCAAGTTATGCAACAATCAGGTCTTGTTTACACTTGGGATAGCAGTAAATTAATGAGCAATTGCGTATTTGCTATTGTTAAACTTAAATACAATACAGACAGAAATTTAACGGGATTAAATCAAACTCGATTTCAAATAACTAATTCAAGAAATGCTCCAGGCGATTGTATTTATGATTATTTAACTTCTGATCGTTATGGCGCAGCATTATTTACAACTCAAATTGACACAACAAGCATTACGGCTTTAAATACTTATTCAAATCAAGTTATAAGTTACACGCCATATAGTGGAGGTTCTGCAACTCAAAAAAGATTTCAATTTAATGGCGTTGTAGATACAGCTCAAAAAATAATGCCAAACATTCAAATGATGGCTGATTGTTGCGATTGTTTAATTAAATACAATGAAATAACAGGGCTTTGGGGAGTTATTGTTCAAAAACCAGCTTACACAGTTGCAATGGCTTTAAATGATAGCAATATTATTTCAGCAATTACAGCAACACCTATTGATTTATCAAATTCATTTAATATTGTGGAAGTAAAATTTCCCGATGGAACAGCTAAAGATTCATTTGCATCAGCTGAATATGATTTAGCGGTTATTGATCCAGCTTTATTATTTCCTAATGAGCCTGTAAACAAACAATCCGTTAATCTTAATTTGGTTAATTCAAGCGTAACAGCTCAATATATTGCCAACAGATTTTTAAAAGCAGCCCGTGAAGATTTACAAATTCAATTAGAAATTGATTACACAGGGCTTCAATTAGAAGCTGGCGACATTGTTACAGTGACTAATACTAATTATGGATGGACTGCAAAATTATTTAGATTGTCTAAAGTAACAGAAAAATTTAGTGATAGCGGTCAAGTATCAGCTACATTAAATCTAATGGAATACAATCCAGCTGTTTATGATGATTATAGCGTCACTCAATTTACACCAGCACCAAATACAGGCATAGGTAGCGCCACAGCTTTTGGCGTTGTTCCTACACCTACTGTTTCAGCGTCTTATCCATCTAACGCTATTCCAAGCATATTTATTCAAGTTACAAGCTCAAGCGCTGGTATTACTCAATATGCAGAAGTATGGTATTCAGCTTATCAATACCCAACAGCAGCGCAATTAATATTTGGCGGAACAACTGTTATTAATTCAAACGGAAATCCTTATGGTATTAATGTAACTATGCCTCTTGTTGAATTAGGCGGATTGCCAGCTGGAAATTATTACTTTTTTAGCAGAATGGTAAACAGTTTAGCAAAAAGCGCTTATTCATACGCTTCAACAGTCTTTAATTGGAAACCATTAACATTTCAATACACTAATCGTTATGTATCAATTGCTTATGCTGATGACGCTGTTGGCACAGGATTTACATTTAACCCTAGAAGCAAAGCATATTATGGTCTTGCAAATCAAACATCAAATACAGCATCAAGCGTTGTAGCTGATTATCAATGGTATTTAGCAAGCCCAACTTTTGGTTCAAACAAATTTTTAATTTACACAAACAGAACAAATCGCAAATTTAGTTTTGCAACTGACACCGCAGCTTACGCAGCTGGAACAGCATCTTTTGTTCCTACATCAACAGCCACTTATGATCCGTCTTTATGGTCAGGATTAATAGACGGAACAAATATTATTGATTTGGATAAACGAACAGGACAAATTATTGCGACAGGCACTACAACTACGGGAGCTGGTCAAGTATCTATTGTTAATACAAATGATGGTCAAGTGGTTGCAGCGCTTCAACAATTTTTAGATTTTGGTGGACCATCCACTTATACAACAGCATCAGTCGCATCTTTAACTATTGACATTTATGGTCGTGTGGTTGGCTTTACATCTATTGATAATTTCTTTATGACTATATCTCAATTTGTAGCTACATCAGGACAAACTGTATTTAGCGTAACAAGAGCTTCAAATTATATTCAAGGTCAATGTTTAGTATTTTCTAATGGCGCATTGTTAGCAACAACTGAATATACTGATACCGCTGGAGCTACAGGCACAGTGACATTAACTACAGGCGCATTAACAGGCACAAACATTACTATTGTATCAATGAGAGCTATTTCAAGTGCAGTTTATTATAACAATGCTCATATTAATGTATTAAGCGTAGCATCTAATGTAGTTACTTGGAACAGCGCTACAATGCCTTATGAAAATATTGACATTGGCGATATTATTACTTTTGCCAATACAGGAACACCAACTCAATATACTGTAACGGGCGTTAATTATGCTACTCAACAAATAACATTTAGTGCTACTGTAACGGGAGTAACTGCTGGTTCAGGTATTTATTTTTATAGAGCTTCAAGCTCAAGTTATCAAGTGTTTAGTAGATATACAGACACAGTTACTAATGCTGCATCTTATACCCCCACATTATGGAATTTTGAAACAGGCTATGAACTTCCATTTATTAATGGAGTGGCTATTAATGCAAATGATTACAATTTGACAGGCAATACATACACTTCTACACCTAATTTAATGTCAGGCGCATTAGATATTATTCAATTTACAGGCAATAATGTTACCTTACCAACAGGAAATTATGTAAATGTGGTAACATATACAGTTAATGGACAAACAAGTTATTCGTTTAATTCTATTGCCAATGCCTTTGATTTGTTTATGAATGGTATGTTATTAGTGAATGGCACAGATTATACATCTACTACTTCAAGTTATACTTTAACTAATACGCCAGCTGATAATACTACTGTTTTACAACAACAAACATTCGCTAGATATGGCGCTGCATAAGGGGAAAAAATGTCAAACGCTTTTAATTTAAGTCAATTAGCCAATGGTGTAAATACATCAGGTCAGGTCAATGTTGGCTCGTATGCTACAGGAACACTTCCAGCTGCTAATGGTGGCACAGGATTATCTTCACCTGGAACAGCGGGTAATGTATTAACATCTAACGGATCAGTTTGGGTTAGCACAACAGGCGGTTCAGGCTCGGTAGCCAATGGCACAATGTATGAAAACAGCTTGATTGTTAGTGCAAATTATACTTTAACAGCTGGAAAAAATGCTTTTAGTGTTGGACCAATCACAATAAACGCTGGAGTTAATGTTACAATTCCAAGTGGTCAGCGTTGGTTTATTTTATAAGGACAAAATATGGCTTCATTAATTAATGCTTCAACTGCTGGTGCTGGTGGGTTAATATCAACCGCTGATGCGTCAGGCATACTACAAATTCAAACTGCAAGCACAACTGCATTAACTATTAATGCTTCTCAAAATGCCACTTTTGCTGGAACTGTTGCGGCAACATCATATACAGGCGATGGTTCAGGATTAACAGGAACGGGCGGAATGACATTATTATCCACTTTAACTACATCATCAGGAACTACAGTTACTGCATCAGGATTAAATTTAACATCTTATAAAATGATATGGTGTTTTTTTAGTGGAGTAACTCCTAGTAGTAATTCAATTTTTTATATTACAACAGGAACTGGAACTAATACCACTATATCAGCAACTTCAAGCCAAGCTCAAAATGGAAATATATATTTTGATTTAATATCAGGAATTGGCACATCTTCATTTATTTCTAACGCAGCAGCATCTTCAAAACAATTTTCTTCAGGATACACAACAGCATCTACATCAATATCCTTTAACTTTGGTGGAACTAATACATTTACAGCAGGCACAATATACATTTACGGAGTGAAATAATATGTCATCAGTCGTCATAGCCGGAAATACATCAGGCACAATAACATTATCAGCGCCCGCTGTTGCTGGAACTAATACAATTACTTTACCTGCATCTACAGGGACTGTAGCTCTTACATCACAACTTGGTGGTGGATTTAGAACCCATGTTTTAACTTCAGGAACTACATATACTCCATTATCAACAGTAAAATCATTTTATGTATTTGTATATGGTGCTACAGGAGGAAGTGCAGTATATCCAGCAGGGGGTATGGGAGGTGCTGGTTATTCAGAAAAGTATTATTCAAGTCCTTCAGGTTCTTATACATATGCAATAGGTGCAGGTGGAACTTCAGCAGGAACAGCAGGAGGTTCAACTACTTTTGATGTTATAACTGTAACAGGAGGAAGTGCAGTAACTTCTACATCAGGCGGCACAGGTGCATCAGGTTCAGGTGGTGACTATAATTCTACAGGAGGAACTGGTGGCACAGCAACTGCCACTGCTAATGGTGGTTCTGGAGGCAGTGGTTCAAGAGCTGGTAACGGTGGTAATGGTGGTGCAGCAGTTTCATCAACTACTGGCGCTGGTGGAGGTTCAGGCGGTAATAATGCTACAACATCAACTGCTGGTATTGCAGCAACATCTAAAGCTGCTGGTGCATTAACTCTTACATCAACTTTAGGAAATATAACAGAAATATTTAATGCTGGAGCTACAAATGGAACAGGAGCTAGTGGAGGTTCAACATTAGACATTTCTTTTATTTGGAGTTCAAATGTGCAATCTGGAGCACAAGCTGGTAATCCAACTACTACTGGCAGAGATGCTCGTATTATGATTATTGAATTATTATAGGAATAAATATGATAACAGCTAAATTAGATAAAAATAATATTGTAGTTGATACAATTGTAGCTACTCTTAAAGAAGCTCAAACAGCATTTCCAAATGATACATGGGCAGAATGTCCTGATTGGATAGGTATTGGTATGGATATTAATACACCTAAACCAGAACCAATTCCTGCACAATTAACAGAACAAGGAGTAGCATAATGTCACTTATATTAGACGGAACAAATGGGGAAACCTTTCCATCATGGACAACAGCTACAAGACCATCAAGCCCAACTGCTGGTCAAGTAGGTTATAATTCATCATTAGGAATATTAGAATCTTATAATGGTTCAATATGGATAGCTGGAGGATTGCCAACACCAAGCACATCAGGAAATTTACTAACTAGCGATGGAACAAATTGGACAAGTGCTACAGCATCAGCAAGCGGTGGTATGACATTACTTGGAACAATAACTCCTACCGCAGTAAATTCTGTATCATTGGGTAGTTTAGTTTTAACATCTTATAAACAAGTGCAAATTGTTATTAATAACATTTCTAATGGCGTAACAACGGGAGCGGGCTTTACTTTTAGCAGTGACAATAATCAAACTCAAAAAAATGTAACTAATGATGCTAAAACTACAAGAGGAATAGTTACTATAGATTTAGGAACAGGCACAATAGGCGCTGGAGTAATTACAACTCAAGGCGGAACTCAAGCAGCAGCGTTAGCGGGAGGAAGCACTAACATAGCAACATCATCAACTACTATTTATATAAGAATGAATAGCACTAACACTTTCGATGCAGTAGGTTCATTTGTAATTTATGGAGTAAAATAATGACTAATCAAGAAAAAATAGACTTGGGTTTTTGCACTGCTCAAACTGATTCAATTACAGGTGAAGTAACAATTATCCCTTATTCTGATGAAGAAGTAGCAAGATTACAAGCTTAAATAATATAAGATTTTCTTAACTTATTTTTGAAAGTGTATTATGGATTATCAAGCCACAATTATGTTAAAGTCTAGTTGTGAATGACACAATTGATGATTATTTCGATTTTCTACAAGATAAAACAATCAAAGGTATTGGCGCTGATAGCTACGATGGTAAAAATTATTTGGTTATTTTACTATCTGACGGCTCTCTTGCTTATATATCTAGCGATAACAATCTTTATATTGCTGTTGAAAAGCATCTTATTAATTAGTAGAAAGAAATAACATGGATATGCAAGAACACACGAAACATGTATTAGATACAGTTTCGGGACTTACGGCTTTTGGCGCAATAATGAATTTTTTACCAGCTATTGCAGCATTGTTATCAATAATTTGGTATTGCATTAGAATTTATGAATGGATTAATTCTAAAATTAATAAATAATGCCATTAAAAAATAAGAGTAATAGATGTCAGTATTTAAGAGATTGGAAGGCAAACAATCGCGAAAAGAATTTATTTCAACAAGCATTATATAGATCAAAAACTAGAAATATTCCGTTTGATATAGAAATATCAGACATTATCATTCCTGAAATATGTCCCATTTTGGGACTTCCCTTAAAAAAATCCATTGATGGAAATAGAGATTTTAGTCCTAGCCTTGATAGAATAGATAATTCTAAAGGTTACACAAAAGGCAATATTCAAGTAATATCATCTAAAGCTAATACAATGAAGCACAATGCTGATAAAGCTGATTTAATTAACTTTTCTAATTGGGTGAAAGAAAATTATGGCAAGTAAACATAGCGAAGCTGGTAAAGGTTCGGTTAATAAGCTTAAACAAAAAAGCTTGTATGATGAAAATTACGAGCGCATTTGGGGCAAAAAAGAGAACAAGCTTTATGATGAGCGCTATTATGATTCTGATGAAACAACTTCTTGGGATGAAGACAAAGCAAATATTATAGGTATTAATTCAGATGGTGATCATTATATTAAATGATTGCTTATGGTGCTAAAAGAGTTGGCGGTAAGCTATTATTAAGACGCTGGTTTAAAATAAGAAGCTCTGATAAAAATAAAAGAGTTCATGCTGAAATAGAAAGGCTGCGCAAAAAATGGTGGCACTTTAAAACTAGATGGGAGCTTTAAATGAAAATGCTTATTTTATTATTATTAGCTATACCGGCTTATGCCGCAGATTATATGGTCATGCAATACAATGAAAATGTTCGCATAGTATTATCTAAAGAGCCTTGCGGTGATGTTGGATTTAAAGCCGTTGCACAAAGAATAGATAAAGAAATAATGAAAGCTTGTTGGACTGCCAAAGGTAATCTTATTCATATTCAATGGGAAGGTGGCGATTTTAGCGACTTTGATGTTAATAGGTTTGCTGATATAAAGTAATACACACTATACACACGATAAAAAAGGGACTTTTTGAGTCCCTTAATTATTGGTAAATACCGATTTTCTGAAGAACGCTATTCACCTTATTTAAAGCTACTACTTATTCATAACATACATAGTAACTTCAAATCCAAATCTCATTTCTGTAGCTGCTGGAGTTGTCCACATGATATATATCCTTTGTTATCCAAGCAATTTGCCTGTAAATATAAGATTATCTGTTTATGCAGACAAATCCATCAGTAAAATCATTAAAATGGCATGGTTGAATCAGATGCGGTTGTATTTGATCCCGCGCCATCTTTAGCTTGAGGTTCGCGCATTGTTACCCAGCCATCAAAATTAACAGGAATTGATTCAATAAGAATTGAAGTGCCGCCTTGTTTATTAGACATTGCAACGCCTACCTTTGTCCATCGAGCTTTTGTTTCGCCCTCTTTGTTTACATACTCGCCTGTTTTAGCGATTAGATCATGAGTTATAGCCATTATTTAATTTCCTTTAAGTTATTTACAGTAGTTTCTATTTCCTGTAAGAATAAGGTCACCTTATCTTCCATCATTTTAATATACTCATCATCACGATAAATACGCTTTACAAATCCTTGTAGATGATCCGGCATTTCAGGATCGTAGGATACAAGGTCGCAAAATTCTCTTTTGTCATTTCCATTAGAACCAGGAACACAAGCCAATTGCCACATACATTGATCATAATACTGCTCTAATTGCTTACCTTCAGTTAAAATATTATCCAAATGATTTTCAGGGTTAGGTATCTTAATTTCAATTAAAGAATTAGTAGCATCAACAAGTCCATCAGGTGAACATTGACCGCCTTTAATAGTAGGGTGTAAAACAATTGCTACTTGATCTACAAAGGTATTATATTTAACTTCATACCATGCCCTAGCCATAGGTTCTAAATCAATTCCTCGTTGCATTGCGGGGGTTTTATAGGTATCTAATTTCTTGCCTGTCAATCTTTCCCTAATAAGTTCATTCTTATACTTTTTTTTAGTTAAAGATTCATTGCCTGATCTACCTTCAGTTAAAAGATCAGCTATTCTTGAACCGCCAATGCACCCAATTCTTAAAGCCATCCATTCGGGGCTACCTTGCTCTATACCTTTTATTATTCTATTCATTTAATTTTAAGTTCCTATAAGTTACACCATCGTGCCATTGTTGATCGGTTGATTTGTCATAAAGACCTATTACTTTATCAGGATGAAGAAGCAAAGGCTTTTGATCCTTAAAACAAAAAGCATAAAGCAAAGGACATTTTTCAGAGCTATACCATTCCATAAACATTGGAAGCATTTTAATTTCTGAAGATTTAATATTAGCAGTTCCCTTAACCATTATTAACCCAGCTTTGCCATTATTATTAATATAAAAATCAGGCATATTTCTAATAAAGGTATTTAAATCATAAAAGTTAGGAATCGGATCATTTTTTTCATCAAATCCTAATCGTCTATAAAAATAACCTTTAGTTGAGCAATAAGTTTCAAACAATACTTCCGCTATATTAACGACATTATTTCTTTCTTTATAAGAATGAGCGCCATTCATAATTTAGGGCTTTCAATCTTGCCATATAAAGGTGCTAGAATATACTTATCGCCAAGCTCTCTTTTAATAGCCTCAATTCTTGTTTTACGGGCTTCTAAAGCCATCAATTCTTTCGCGGAATAGGGTAGCGTCACTCCGTAAAAATTACTGTTTCTTGATCCGTAAATCATAGTTCGCCCTTTCTTTTATCTTTGGCTTCAATAACCATTTTAGATAGGGTGCGATCATTCTTAACTTCGCCCATGACAAAATTGTAATTTGCCTGGAGTTCTTCTAAAGTTTGTGATTGATTAATTTTTTGAAGATAATCTGCCGCATTAAGAGCTGCGGATTGACCATCATCATCATCGGCATAAAGAGCGCAAAGGCTGGATATAGAATATCTGCGGATATAACTAATTGCAGAACCTAATCCTTGCGGGTCTTGTTTTTGAATAGGACAGACGGCAGTATCCTCAATCCATTCACCGGAGCTATGGAGTAACCTAGTTGTTAGATGGAGTTTATTGTCGTCTGATGGGCTTAAAGATTGAAGAATAGCAATGCCATTATCATTAAGTGGTTTCTTAACCGCTTCAATCACTGAATTAATATTTGCGTATTTGGATTTAAAATGCGGATTAGTAGAATCTTTAGCGGCAAATCTAATTTCTTTTTGCGCGGCTACTAAAGCTTCAGCTATCTGTTTGATGCTGTCGGATGTTTTCATCTTATCTTGTCCTTATGTTAGTTTCGTTAAATTACATGCGATATTGTATCTTCATAAGCCCATTTAGCAAAGCTATTTGTTTCATAGTTTTCAGCTATAAACTTTGCAAGTGTTTTAATTTCGGCATCATACAAATCTTTAATGCGACCAATCTTATCGTCTTTAGAATCATAAAGAATATTCTTTACTTGATTTTGCAGTGTAATCTCATCATAAAAATCTGAAAATACATCAGCATTAAAAGTAATATGATGTTCAATTAATTCTTGTAAAGATATGTGCGGTTCTAAATCTACCCAATCAGGATCAGGATTAATCATAGATTGAATATGAATCTTGTGCTGAAAATCTCGTTCTTGGTTAGACATACTTGCCCCCGTAACTTGTTGATTTGGGGCTATTTTATCTTTATCTTCTTGATTTGGCAACATTTATTTACCCAACCAATCAAAAACCATTGGAGTTAATATATAAAGGCATATTGCAAAATAAGCCCAAAAAGCAGTGGCAAAAATTAAACCGAGTATTAAATCTTTTTTCATGTCGTTTCCTTATAGTTTCTTGTTTAAAAAGTGTTGCTAGGTGCTAATATACCCTTTTCAACATTTGTGTCAAATTTTTTTTATGAAGAATAATGAACATTTGGCACAGTCTTTGCTTATCCAATGGTTTAGGCTGCAATATCCATTAATGGCTAAATGTTTATGGGCTATTCCAAATGGTGGGGCTAGACATATAGGAACTGCTATTAAACTCAAACAGGAGGGGGTTACAGCGGGCGTGGCGGACTTATTTTTAATGATCCCTAGTCAGGGTAAGCATGGGCTATTTATTGAGATGAAGAAGGATAAAAGTGCAAGATTACAACAAAATCAAATAGACTTCTTAAATTTAGCAGAATCAATGGGTTATGGTGCAGAAGTGGCTTATGGATTTGAGGAAGCACAAAAAATAATACAAAAATACTTGCTTTAACTATAAATATCGGTTTATAGTGTTTTTACATTACAAGATAACAGACAAGGAAACTAATGCACTACTATCAACACAACATATCAGACTACAGAGCTGATACAGGGCATCTAACCCTATTAGAACATGGTTGTTATCATCAACTACTAGATCAATATTACCTTAATGAAGAACCGCTTCCATTAGACATAGACAAAATATTCCGATTACTTACAGCAAGGACAGAAGATGAAAAAAATGCTATTAAAAATGTTCTTAAAGATTTCTTTATGGAAACTGAAGTTGGTTTTGTTCAAAGAAGGTGTGATGATGAGATTAAATTCTATCACGAAAGAATAGATTCTGCCGCAGCCGCTGGTCGTAAGAGTGCCGAAAAACGGGCGAATTCCAACGGGCGTTCAACGATCGTTCAACGGGCGTTCAACCAACTAATAACTAATAACCAAGAACCAATAACTAATAACCATAAAGATATATACACCGATTTTGATATATTTTGGCAACAATATCCCAAAAAGGTCGGTAAAGAAGCAGCAAAGAAATCTTGGAATAAGATAAGACCTAATTTACAAGATGTTCTCAAAACCCTAGCTTGGCAAAAAGAAAGTAAGCAATGGTTTGAGAAGGGTGGACAGTTCATACCAAATGCTAGCACTTATTTAAATCAGCATAGATTCTTGGATGAGCCTTCTGTATCAGTAACATTTTAGGAAGAAAGATGATAAATGAAATATTATGTCTATCAGCAATTATGTTTGGTGAAGCTCGCGGTGAACCTGATCTTGGAAAAGTTGCAGTTGCTTATACTGCAATTAATCGCAAAGCCGATCCAAATTATCCGAAAACTATTTGTCAAGTAATGAAGCAACCAGCTCAATATCAGTTTCTTGATTATGGTATGCCTACACAAAAACAAATAGCATATTTAGAACCGCTTGCAAAAGCAATTTTAGAAAGAAGGATTAGTGATCCAACAAGGGGCGCAAAATGGTATCACACCAAACAAATGCAAAAACCTTTTTGGGCAAGACAAAAAGAAGTTAAGATAGCAATAGCAAATCATATATTTTATTAAGGACAAGAAATGACACAAGATAATACAATGGGAAATTTAGAAACTTGGGTTCGTCAGTTAAATGGCGAACTCGATGTTCAAGAGGTGGCTAAAACTAGACCAGCACCAATAGAAGATATTGTTGCACCATATTCTGTATTTTTAAGAATGTATGACAAAGTAGGACTTTGTGCAGCTACAAACAAAAGAAGATCAAGTAGGTGTAATATTGAATTTGTATTTGATGGCAATACTAGAAGTTTAAAATCAGTTAGAATGATTCATAATGAAAAATAAAGAACCTGATACCAAAGAATGGCTTTTAAAAGTCCATAGACAAACTCAAACTGATCTTGAATATAGAAAAGCATTGGCTAGAGATGTTAATGAACTTGTAGAAGCATTAGATTGGATGGTTGAAGGATTAACCCAGGGTGATCCAAGATTTGACACAATACCCTGTGTTAGAAATGCAAGAATAATTTTAGAGAAACTTAAAGGATAATATATGGAAACTAAAGCATGGTTAATAGAAGAAGTAGATCAGCATGGAAATGTAGTATGGAACATAACCTCATTCTTTGAGCCGGACAGTCTTCAATGGACTAAAGATTTAAAAGGCAAAAAGCATAATATTATTATTTCAAGACTTGGAGTAATAGAATCTAAAACAATTAATGGAATTGAGAAAAAATATGACAGCGCTAAATTTGTTTTTGGTGATTAATGTTATTGCTTTAATTTTTTGGGTAATGATTATTTTTGCAGTTGTAATGATATTAATCGAATTATGGAAGGATATGAATAATGAATAAATTACTAATAGCATTATTAATAACACTATCAGCATCCGCTTATGCACAAGAGCCACAATTTTATAATCAATATAATCGCAATGATTTGACGGACTATAGAAATTCAGGAAGCGGTTACACTTTGTTATTTATATTAAATAAAGTATTTGGAAAGCCTGAACCTAAAGCAGAATGGGAAATGAAAGAGCCGACAATAGAAGTTGGTCAGTTTCAATATACAGAGATTAAAAATGAAAATCATTGATAATTTTATATATAACATTATGCTATTTTTAGCTATGGTTGGATTTGTAGGATTGGTGGTAGGTAGTTATTTAATGTTAGAATTGGTATTTATCCGATGAGTTGGGCTATGGAAGTTTTATTTAGGTATTTAGTTTTTGATGACTTTGGTGAACCGCATAAGCGATTTAGAACAAAGCATGAAGCTGAAGTCTATATTCAAAATAGACCTAATCATAAAATTGAAAGATTGCCAACACCGCCTAAAGAAAATGTATTTGATCTAATAACAGATGAACCTCCATTTTGAGCCATATACTAATTATTCTTACAGGCGCTATATACACTTATATTAGCGCTGAACAGTTTTGGATTGGCAATCATGGAATGGGTATTTGCTATTTTGGCTATGCGATAGGAAATGTTGGTTTATATATGATGGCTAAATAAAAGGAAAATATATGATAAGAGAAGATAGAACTAGAAATACAGAAATTCCTTTATATTATTGGATAAGAGAAAAGGGCAGTATAAATAATATTGAAAGTGGCATGATGTTAGGATATAAACCTACGGGATGGCATATTGCAACTGAAGTTTTAAAGAGATACTATAGGCTTAAAGGTATAAAGCCTAACAAAGAAAATAAATATGACGATATAGTTCGTAAATCTGCTTATAAATTTGGTTCTTTACCACAATTTGTTTATGCTAATTTTAATTTTCATGTAGTAGGTGATTATGAATTCTAATAATAAGCAAGATTTTAAATCAATGATGGACACTGTAACAACGCTATATCAAAAACATCCGTTTGATCAAGATACACTTCGAGTTTGGTTTGCAAAGCTAGAAAAGTATGATTTTAATGTAGTAACTAAAGCTTTTGATAAGCATGTTGATAGTAGTAAATTTATGCCTACAGTTTTTGACATATTACAATTTTGTCGAGAAAAGCCAATTGAGTTTGTGCAACTACAAGCACCAAAATTATCAAAACAACAAAACCATGAGTATTCGCATGAAGTTTTAAAGTTTATGGCAGAACAAGATAATAATAAACCTAAAGATATGAAGGCATGGGCTAAAAGGATTATTGCTAATCCAAAGAATTATCCGGCTATATCTTTAAAGTTTGCTAAAGATGCGGTGAATGCGAAGTGAATTATTTATCAGTTTGTAGCGGTATAGAAGCAGCATCAGTAGCATGGCATGATTTAAATTGGAAAGCAGTTGGTTATTCTGAAATAGAAAAATTTCCATCGGAAGTGCTACATCACCATTATCCAAATGTTATTAACTTTGGTGATATGACAAAATATAAAGATTGGAATATAAATGAATCAGTTGAGCTTTTGGTCGGAGGAACACCTTGTCAATCATTCTCACTCGCTGGGTTGCGAAAAGGACTTGACGATCCAAGAGGAAACCTTGCGCTTGTCTTTTGTGGACTTCTTGACCACTTTAAACCCAAATGGTTTATTTGGGAAAATGTTCCAGGTGTCTTATCATCAAATAGAGGACGGGACTTTGGAAGCTTCCTTGGGGCGGTGGCAAAACTCGGGTATGGGTTTTCATACAGAGTTCTTGACGCTCAATACTTTGGAATCGCCCAAAGACGCAAAAGAGTGTTTGTTGTCGGACATTTTGGAAGTTGGCAACCTAGCGCCAAAGTATTATTTGAGCGCGACTGCTTGTCAGGGAATATTAAGGCGAGCAAAAGAAAGGAACAAAACACTACCGACACTTTTATACCAAGCATTGCAAACTGTTTGCAAACAACCTCTCACGATTGGAGCAGAGCAGACGGATTTAATATGATAGCTAAAGTTTATGAAACTCATCCAGCAGATAGTAGGGTTAAAGAAATGGGCGAAACTTGTCAAACTATAACTTCAAGATGGGGAACGAGTGGTGGAAATGTTCCATTAGCTATACAAGATATTAGAGCAATAAATAAATCACAAAATGGAAAAGGTTGGAATGATAGTGGTGTAAGTTATACAGTTGATACTCATGCAACTCAAGGGGTGTTATCTGAAGCTCTAGTAAGAAAATTAACGCCTATTGAATGTGAAAGATTGCAAGGTTTTCCCGATAATTATACTAATATTAAAAATAATTGTCCTGATGGGAATAGGTATAAAGCTTTAGGCAATTCAATGGCAGTTCCCGTAATGAAATGGATTGGTGAAAGGATCAATAATGCAAAACAAATGGAGTAAAGTTAGTAAATATTGCATTGAGCGCAATAATTTTTATATATCTCAATATACTCTTGCGGATGGAGCAAAAAGATTTGTATTATGGGATGGAAACAAGATGATTAAAATACACAATGACGCAAAGGCGCTAAAAGATGAAGCAGAGAGATTGGACAGTGAATCCGCAAAACATTCACCAATTGATGATTTATTTGGAAGAATTAATCAAACAAGGAAAGACACCAAAAGTTACGATCAAAGAAAAAGCTGAAAGCGGTAGGTCTATTGAGGCTAATAAGTATTTGTGGGGCAGATTGTATAAAAGCATTAGTAACTTTACAGGTTATTTACCAATGGAAGTTCATTTGTTATGTGGACATCTATTTCTTACAGAACAAAAGATGATTAATGAAGTGCAAGTTCCGTATGTTAGATCAACCACAGATTTGACAGTTGAAGAATTTAGTTTATATATTCTGCAAATAGAATCTTATTTTGCACAATTAGGATGGTCAATTGACTAAAGATGAAAAACGACACTATGAAAAGCTATCTCAACTTGGTTGCATTGTTTGTCATAATCTTGGGTTTGGTTATTCAGCTCCGCATATTCACCATATACGGCATGGGGTTGGATTGGCTATGCGTAGCCATTGGAGTTTGGCTATCCCTTTATGTCCTTTGCATCATCAAAATGGCGGTCATGGTGTGGCGCTCCATGCTGGTCAAAAAACATTTGAAAAAAAGTATGGAACAGAATCAGAGCTTTTACACCAAACTTTAACAATTTTAGAGGGCAATTTATGATAGAATTATTATTCGGTGTTATTATCATGGCAATAGCCATTTATCTAATGAATAGGTAATCTTATGAAAAAAGTGTATTCAATTAAAGAAGCTCAATTAGAAGTGCCTACAGTAACTATTGGCGAATTCTTTTTAAAGCTACTTCATGCAGCAACCAATGGTCATCTTTTACATCTACAAACCAAATCATATTCAGAACACAAAGCGCTACAAAAGTATTATGAAGGATTGCCCGACCTTGTAGATTCAATTATTGAAGAATGGCAAGGCGCATATCAAATTATTGTAGAATACCCAGCAACTTATGAAGCACCTAATCCTGATGCTTTAACAGAAGTTACGGCAGTAAGAGATTTTCTAGTAAAGAATAGAGCTATTGTAGGTGATTACAGCTCAATTCAAAACAGTGTTGATAATCTTATGTCACTTTTAGATTCAACTGTATATCGCTTAACCTTTTTAGATTAATGCCAACTGCCCCGCTCAATACAAAGTGTCGGGAATTAGGTTGTAGTAATCCAAAAACTAGCCGATCTACTTTTTGCAACAATCATGGTGGGGCTATAACAGAAAAAGGCAAAGAAAATAGTAAGTTGTATTCAACCGCTTTTTGGAAGAAACAAAGAATAGCTCAATTAAGTAAGAATCCATTATGTGCAGCATGTTTAATAGATGGACAAGTAATTTCAGCAATTCATATTGATCATGTCTTTCCGCATAGGCAAGATCAAAGCAAATTTAGAAGTAATCTGTTTCAAAGTTTGTGTGCGCCCCATCACACCTTAAAAACTCAAGAAGAAAACAAGGGCATTTATCTTTATTACTCACCAAACGGGATTATTGAATACAATGATACAGATTATGCCAAACAGATTGCTGACCAAACAAAACTTGCGTAAGATATATAAGCTATGTGCATCTTTACCTCCATTTAATGAATATCCAATGCCACAACCGCATAAAATTTCATTTAGTGTAATAAATACTAATGAAGTATTTGGTTACTTTCATACAGATCCAATGAGAATTGAGATTGATAAGATGTGCGACACCTGGGATCATATATTTCAGACGATGATGCACGAATGTATTCATGTTGCATTGTATAAAAGCAATCATAAGGACTTTGACCAACATGAGTTAAAGTTTAATAAGATAGCTAAAAGAATTTGTGATATGTATAAATTTGATATAAAGGAGTTTTAAATGGGAATTGATACATTAACATTTAAAAAAAAATTATGATAAAACTTTTATATATATTACTTTTTTTGCCTTTATTTATTTATGCAGGCGATTTGCCTAATTCTAAAATAACACCGGGTTCTGTTAGAAATGTTTCAATTAAAGAACTATGCACAACAAGCACAAGTTTGGTGCGTAATGTGCCTGAATCGCTTAAAAAAGATGTTTATCATAATTATGGTTTAAATGGCAATGATAGATCAACATGCAAAGAAGGTTATGAAATTGATCATTTAATTAGTCTTGAATTAGGTGGTGATAATTCAGGTAATAATTTATGGGCAGAAAGTTTTTGTGGTAATAACAATGCACATGATAAAGATAAGCTTGAAAATGAATTACATCGTCAAATATGCAATAATAAAATTACGATGGAAGAAGCTCAAGAATGCATTCGCACTAATTGGGTGATTTGTTATAGTAAAACTTTTAAATAAAGGAAATATTATGAAAGAAAAATTATTACAATTATGGGATTTTACTAAAGTTGCATCATTATGGATTTTTATTGTGTTTAAAAGATGTTGCAAAGTTGTTGTTGAAGAAACAATTAAAGCACTTCAATTCTTGGATACATTTTTAGGATAATTATGGGAATCGTTGATAGTTTATTAGATATTGGTGGAAAGATTATTGATCGTGTTATTCCTGATACTAATGCTCGCGAATTAGCTAAAGAAGAATTAAATAAAGCTGTATTAGAGCAAGGATTTCAAATTGATTTAGCTCAATTAAATATTAATAATACAGAGGCACAATCAGACAATATATTTAAATCAGGATGGCGACCATTTGTAGGTTGGGTTTGTGGTATTGCATTTGGATTACAATTCCTTATATTTCCATTAGCTAATTGGTTTCTTATGGCATTTGGTCATATTGCTATTGCTGTGCCATTTAATATGGACATGCTTATGTATGCACTTGGTGGATTGCTTGGTCTTGGTAGTATGAGAACTTATGAAAAAATGAAAGGTGTCGCTTGAAATTATCAGAACATTTTACATTAGAAGAATTAACTTATAGTGATATTGCTAAAAGACATTCTTTAAATAACACTCCTGATAAATTTACTATTGGGAACCTTACTCGAGTTGCTGCTTTACTTGAGGATGTTCGTGATTTATTTAATCAACCTATTCGGATCAATAGCGGTTATCGAAGTATCACAGTTAATTCTTTGTTGGGAAGTAAGCCAACATCGCAACATTGTATTGGGTGTGCGGCTGATATACATATAGATGGATTAACGCCTGATCAAATTGTTAAGAAGATTATTAAGAGTGATCTTCAGTATGATCAATTAATTAGGGAGTTTGATAGTTGGGTGCATATATCTGTGCCTAATGGTGAAGGGTATATAGCGCGCAAGCAAGCGCTTATTATAGACAAGACAAGCACACGCCCTTACGCATAGATGGATGAGTATGTGCTATGTGATATATTGTGTGCATTAGACTATGTTAAGTGGTTAGTATTAATATATATAATAATAAAAGGATTACAATGGATAAAACAGAGATATTAAAGATAGCCAATGACTACATCACTAAAGATAGGCAAGCTACGCATGGACAGGCAGAAGATAACTTTGCTAACATCGGAAGACTATGGGCTGCTTATCTTAATCATCCAATTACACCTCAAGATGTTGCAATACTAATGACATTACTTAAGATAGCTAGATACAAGCACAGTCCATCGCATGTAGATAATGCAATAGATATGTGTGGGTATGCAGCATTAGCGGGCGAGCTAGGACAGGGGGCTATAAATGACATCAAGTAACAACGCTAACTTATTGAATAACTTAATGTTTATGGCTTATCTAAACGAG